CGTGAGGTCAACGCAACTTCCGGCGTTGGCCTGTCCCTTAGGAAGCACCCCAGGAAACACTCATGCCTTGGGGATCTGGTGAAAGACCCAGAAATGGTAGCCGATTTGAAGGCCGCGACCATCAACCGCCTTAACATGTGGGCGCACACGGATCTTGGCGAGTTGCAACGACAACTCGAGACAGACCCCATGGCTCTCGTGCTCGGCGGGTTCGTCGGCCCCTACCACGTCATCTTGAAGAAAGAACTGCATCCTGCGCGCAAGTTCAGGGAGGGCAAGTTCAGAAACGTAAAGATGAACGACTTCGTCAACCAAATGTGCGAGAGAATTCTCGAAAAGGAGCACAAAACCGCTCTCCTTGCCCATCATCGAGAGCGCCCACTTGAAAGTGAACTGACGTACGGAATATCATTCGAGGATCAACCGGCCCTCGATTTCCGCGAAGTAGTCGACCTCTTGACAAAGAGGCACGGCCAGCGCACCACGTCAGACTGCGCCAGCTGGGACAACGGAGCCTCCGTGTACTTAGTGCGCGGAGCCGCTGAAGTTACCATAGCTTCACTGCGCGACCGTGCCGGCCACACCTACTACAGGCTGGCCAACGCCATACGCGTTAACGCACGGCTACTGTCCTACGCTATTTGCGCCATTCCGTCCATTGACGGGCGACAAACCGAACTCTTTATGAACATCGAGCCCGGTCAAGTCCCGTCAGGCACGACTCTGACTACCACCATCAACGGAAAAGCCAGAGCGATCGCGTCCCGCCTAGAAGGATACCCTGAGGGGAAATTCAACGGCGACGACTCGATCGAGTTCGGGTTCCCGAAACGACCCTTTTTGGAAAAGAGGGAAGTTGAGATCCACGGACTCAAGGACGGGAAGAACTTCTCCTTCAGCTCGCACCGGTACACCCATGCCGGTTGTGAGCTAGAGTCTTGGGTTAAATCCCTACTCAACCTCACCTCCAAGCAGCCCAACCCTGTTCTCACCAAGGCATTGCTCCGCGAGATCCGCCATAACAGCGCGCTCGAGCACTTGACTGCAGTGGAGGTGCTTCTGGCCGTCGCAAATCTTGAACTAGACTAGACGGCCTTTTCCGGGGCTCACTAAAAGTAGATCATGCAAAAGACTCCCCCAAGTGAGTGCAAAGGATGCACCATCCCCCCCAAACCGTGCGAGAAAAGAGGGGGAACAACGGCTACAAGAGGCACGGCTCTTGCAGCCATTATGGCCGCAATCGAAGTACCCGCCTCCGGACTCATGTCTGCAGGCATTGGACCTGAAACGGTCAACAACCTTGACAAGGGTGACAAAGACCTTAGGAAGATGGTCAAAGCCGGTTTGACCATGGCTGGGGAAGAGTGGCTCACAGTCGCTCTCGATCCCTTCCACGACGCTCCACAGCGTATCCAAGGACAACCCACCTACGAGCGAGCGGACACGATCGTGCAGTGCATCAAAGGGACTGTCGACTTCAAGAGAACTCCTGGAGCCGGCCCCTGGGACCTGCACATCGCCCTGCTGAACCAAGACGTCACCACTGGCGAAAACGGTGGCTTGAACTCCAGCATTCGCCAAACGCGGCGATTTGGAGACATGCTC